CTTAACACTGAGAGTGCCAGGATTCACAAACCAATCCAACACAGACAGATCGCCCGTCAGGATAGAATCTTCGGGATGTTGCAGATGAGTGTTCTTCATACTATAGCGACACTTTCAGGGGCCCAGTTTTAATCAATGGGAAGTTTTGCTACACTTTTACCTTTCTTATGATCTGTGATGTATTTTCGTGCTGATGCTTCAGTTCTACACAGTTTTTCAAGTTGTTGACCATTATGTATGATAATGTATCCACGGTTTCCATAAGGCACAGCAGCGTATGTATCCTTGAACATAGTAAATCCCTCCTTCATCGCCGCACCACACTTACAGCAGGTTCACCTTTCTGGAAGATAGTATCAACAACTGCTTGCACACTGCGAGCGGTACTGATACCAACCTTGTCATACACAGGCACACAAACCAGACCAAACTTCTTGGATTCGTCACCCAAACGGATCACACGGCCGATAGTCTGAGAGATGCCGATGTAGTCCATGTTACGCATAAACAACACTGCTTCCAGTCCAGACACATTGATGCCCTCAGATAGGATGCTATGGTGAATCACAACAAATCGCTTGCTGCTATCCTTACCCCACGCATTGAGAGTATCAAAGAACTTCTCACGATCGACTTTCTTACCATCAATAACTGCACCAGTCTTAGATGTAATCATCATCCAAGAATAACCACGCTGTTCCAGTTGCGAACAGAAATCAGATTCAGATACCAAACCAACAATTTGTTTGGTGGTGCGACCACAAATCAGAACCTTTTTGACGCTCTGGTCATCAATAGTCTCCAGCAGATTCTCAGCATCACGCTCAAAAACTACCTGACGATCTTTGACCATCGGCAACTGCTTGACCACAACTTTAGGAGGCAGAATGTAACCACCATCAACCAGTTCAGGTGCAGGAACCTGACAGATTACCTGACCATAAACTTCAGGCAGGTTCATTCCTGGTTTGTTGATAGTGATGGAATGTTTAGGAGTTGCAGTAAAGAAGTAGCAACGCTTTGCATTAGCAGCGAAGTGCTCTGTTGCGGGGAAGAAGTTACGCTTGACGCTGTTATGTGCCTCATCAAAGTAAATCGTATCCACATCAATCTCTGCATCAACAATACGTTGCAGAGAGTTGTAGGTGGTGAAGATCAGTTGATGACGTTCAGCAGCAAGACACACGCCAATGTGAACAGCAATCTGAGAGGGGTTAGTGGTAGATTCGTGGTGCGTTTCTCCACTGTGAACATGCAGAACTTCAGCATTAGTGATGTGCTCCAGAAACTCACTAGAGAGTTGTTCTGCAAGCAAAATACGCGGAGCAACTACAACAACTGTTTGTGGAGTTTCTGACTGAAACAGACGCATAACGTCATAGATCATCTTCAGTGTTTTACCACCGCCAGTAGGAACAATGATTTGGCCTTTGCTGTACTTTTGCATAGCAGCAACAGCACGATGTTGATGAGGACGAAGAGTAATCACTTGTTCAGAATGTTGTTAAGGTCGTCAATCACAGAGTTCATCGCAGCGCGAGAATAACCTGTCGCATAAGGATAGGTTTTCTCGTGATTATCGCTGTCGGATGAATCAACATTGTAGCACACGTTGACTGCTTCCTGCAAGTTACCAATTAGACGTTTTAGGGTATCAACCCCCACAGTCACAGTTTCCATAATGTTGTAGGCGATTCTAGAGGGGTCTCAGGTGGTTATACTATGGAGACAGTTTCAAGGGCCCAGTTCTACTTGCCCGTGAGTGATGACTGATAATGACTACCAGGTTTGTCTCTTCCTTTTTGCAAATCTGCTTGAACTCTCTTACCAGTTCTTACAATTTTCTTCTTCTCGTCTCTAGTGTAAGGTCTCTTTTCGCCTTTTGGAAGTAAAGAACCTTTGATCATATGATCTTCTTTATCACCAGAAGGTTTCTTTGCTGGTGCTTTCTTTGAGAGAAGCTTTGTTGCTGCTTTCTCTGCTTCTTTTGCTTTTGGTTTCTCTACTGAGGTAGATTGTCCAGATTTCTTTGCAGCAATTCTTGCTAATGCTGCTTTCTTTCTTTCTTCTTTTGCTGCTGCAGCTGCTTTTGCTCTTACATCAGCGGATCCACGTTCCTGTGTTGGTTGTTGTACTCTTGTGGATGCTTGTCTTTGAGTACCTACATCCTTTCTTTCCTTGTAACCAGCAGGAACTCTCTTTACTTTGCCAGTTTCAGGATCTTTAACTGACTTCATTCTCCTCATTTCAGGAGCAGTTTTCTTGCGCTCAGCTCCGATCTTTTGACCATCACCGCCACGACGGATTTGTGATGATCCCATAACACTGGCATCGTATGCTGCTTCAGCAAGCAAAACAAACTCCTGAAAGGTTTTCATCTTTATCTAAACACTCTTTTTAGTATTTAGATCTCAACTTCCTTTGCTTTATAGGAACCCTTGAACACACGACCTTCAGCATAAAGTTGCAGCACACGTTCACGACGAGTAGCAATCAAAAGGTCATACTGTGCTTGCTGTTCTTTCGTAAAAACGAAATCCTGCTTCCTCCAGGCATCTTTAAGTTCGTTAATGTGAGGAAGAACGTTTGCAATGGTTTCGGACATAATCAGTAATCGTAGTTAGAGTTAAGAAAAGCATTGAAAGATTTTTCGTCTTCTTTTTCATCAAAGAGACCTTCATTCATCTCCTCAACAAAATCAAAGTGAGAAAACTCTTCGATTTGGATGTCGTCGAAAGAATCCATAATGGGATCGTTGCTTACACTATAGAAACACTTTCGAGGGCCCAGTTTTAATTAACGAGACATAATTGCTTTCAGTCTTGCTTTCTTTGCAGACTGTTCTGCACCTGCTTCGTGTTCCATTTCTCCGTGTGCTTGACGGATTTGCATACCTTTCCAACGAGCAGATGCTTTAGCAACCTGTTTATTATACTCATTTGGTTGCATTACGGGAGTTTGCTCAATAAATTGCTGAAAGGTCTTCATTTTACCAACACTTTTTGATTATTTATTGTTGGCACATCATTCCAGTGCCTTACGACCCCCGCAACAATAAAACAGTTAGTAATAAGATAACTGAGAAATAAAAGAGTCCGTATGTAAGCAATGTGGTCTGCTTCTCTGTCATTTTTACCTGCTTTTTCTCCTAGTGCTTTACACCAGAGCCTCCAAAAGTTCTTTTTCTTCTTCATAGACAGACTCTCTTGATTTTATATACTCCAATTCTTTCCACTGTTCTGGATAACAAACGACAAGCACTCTTTCATTTCTGTGTAGACAACACGCTTGATAGTTTTCACAGTCTTTTGGGCGCACAGATACTTCTATTGTGATGTATTCTTTGTCCTTAAAATAAACCCAACCCTCAACACCTTTGGTCCAGCGAACATAGTCATTGATTTTGGGTTCGTAAGTCATACAAATGCACTCTCCAAAGGTGTTTGTTTGATAGGCATTGCTGTGTAGTTTCTGGTATTCTTGAAACTCACAACTTTACCAACTTCTTTACTATTTACAGGACTATAGAACTCACACTTTTTGTAATTGTAGAACCCCCAAATTGTACGGGTAGGTTTGCCCAAATTGTAATCAAACTGGCGGTGACAACGCAACCAAATAGAAAAGACACCACGTTTGAACTCTTCAACTTCATAACTATAATCTTTTGGTGGTTTGTGAGTAAATTGTGGAATCAAATCAATGGAGAGTTTCATCAGCAATCGTAATACTTTTCGTATGAGAGTAGTTTAATCTGCTCTTGAAGTTGCAGAATCTCTTTCTGTTGGTCTGCAATCTTTTGTTGCAGTTCGGTGATGCGTTCTTGATATTGAGTTTTAAGTTCACCAATCATTCTATTGGTGTTTTCTACATTCTGTGTCACGTTGTAAAAGATTCAACAACACTAGATTCTACATCTTCAGCAAGAGCATAAGTCCTTGAGTTCAAGATGTTTTCTTTGAGATCGCTGTAGTATTTCTCATAGAAATTACCATCATCTTCAGCAGAAATCAAATCAAAACACTCATCATCATTTTCTGCAATCACATTCCAAACTCCACCATATTCACTGGAAGGAAAAGGAACATAATGTGATACGATGTAAAGAAACTTTTGTGCCATTTGTCTTTGTAAATTACCTCTTAATTGTAATAGTTTTCGTCGCCTTCGTCAAGGATGTTTCGGTCAGCAGCAAAGATAAATGCTGTGCCGATTGTAAGTAAAGAACCGAGTGCCATTCCTAGTAAAAAAGTCATCAATAAAACTCCGCAAGATAATAATCAACTGTCACTTCAAGTTTTGCTGCTTC